CCTGAAGTATATCAATACTTGATAACCATTCATTTGGATTTTTTTCCCATTCTTTTGGAGATTCAGGTGCAAAAGCATCTAATAATTCTTGTTCTTGTTTGGAATTTTTAGTCATTTGACGCACCCAACAAGATTCCTTATTACAAATAGTTGCGTAATATTCTTTTAATAGCACCCATATTTGTTTTGTATTTTTTGTTTTAATTGGTCTATCTGGGTGACGAGCATTCCACATATCTTTTAACTTATAAAGATCAGAATTAGAGTAACATGTATAATCATCTGTAGTATTATTTTTATTTTTAGGACTACAATTTAGTTTTACAAATTTTTTTTTTAAAGTAATATTTTTTCTTTTTCTTTTTAATTTTGTTTTATATTTTCTTTTAATTGTTTGGTGTTTCATATAATATTATAATATTTTCTTTTTTACATCTCTAAATGCTTGTTCGCTAATAGTTACTTCTTTTTTTCTAGGTATAATATGGTTTTGTGTATAGTTTTGTCTAACATTTTGAAACCAATTAAGTGGTAGTTTTTGAATATCGTCAACTCCAATAGAATGAGATGAGTTAGCATATTTATTTTTAACAATTACATTGTTATTGTTATATGTAGATTTTTCTTCATCTTGTTTTTTTTCTTCATCATCTTTTTCCTCATTATCTTTTTCCTCATCATCTTCCTCCTCATCATCTTCCTCATCATCTTCTTCATAACCCGCTTCTTCATACCCCGATTCCTCTTCCTCTTCCTTAGTGCATTTGGGTTCCTTATCATTGTCTTCTTTTTCAAAATCAATATCATCATGAATTATATCTTCATTTAAACGTTCATTTTCTAGTTGTATTGAATTATCGTGTGCCTTAAAATAATATATAGATTTATCAATAAATGAATCACAAGCAAGTTTAACTTCAAATAAAAGGTCATCTGGAGGTTGACAATCCAATAAATTATTAAAAAGTGTTATAATACGTTTTCTATATTTTTGTATTTCCTTTACTTTGATTTGATCAGAATTGTCTTTTACTTTTTTGTTAAGTTTTTGAAGTTGATTTTTGCTAATTAAAAAATTTAATGTTATTTGATTAACTAAATCGTCTGACATATTGTTTTAATTAAATAAAAACTAATTTACAATTTTACGAATTAGATTTATTTTCTTTTGTTAAATTTCTGGTTTGTTGTCTAGTTGCGTTATTAAATAGGGCATACCCTACTTGAGTTGGATTTGAATTAGGATTAATTGGACAAAATTGTTCAGTTTGAAATAAATCAGGAAAAGGTTGTTGTGGTTTATTATTATTTTGCCAATTAACATTATATAAACTGCTTTTACTAGAAGGTATATAACTTGCTTGAGTACAATTTTGTAATGCAAAACATTGATTTCTTAATTCTGACTCATGATTAATATTTGATGCATAACCAGACCAGGGACCAGAGTCATTTCCAGGATTATACATTTTTGCAGGATTATATGTAGCTTGTTGAATTAAAGGCGTATCAATTTGTTTTCTAGGGTCGACAATTGGTAATATTGAATATTTAGTCATAACCGGTTTAGCATCTAAATAAGGTTGTAATGGATTAGATGGTATATTTCTTTCATATGACCTTAAATAAACAATTTGTTGTCTTTGAGAAGTAGATTGATCAAGATAGTTATGAATATTCATTTATATATTGATTATATAAATTAATAAATTAATTTGAATAAATTGCATTTATATTCTTTCTAAAATTTTACAATAATCAAGTTGACATTTACTGCTAAATTTACAATAATAAACTATAAATTTTATATCAGGAGAATTGGTTAAATATACAATTTCTCCTTGTTTCATATCAGTTAATTCTTTATTAAATGGCCAAGGAGAAGAATCATCAACATCAACTCTTGAATTATATCTATTTGGGTCATCAAAAAACCACGTAGAAAAATACCAATAGTTTCCACACATATTTCCGTCTTGAATAATGTGATAAGCTACAATATCTTTGGTATATTTTTTTAAATGGTATTTTTTCATATCAACAATCTCATCTTTTCTCCACCACATTGAGTTAAAATCATTAGGATCTAATAAAATCCAAGGTTTCATACAATTACATAATTGTATCTATTATTTTTATATCATATTATAATAATAATGTATATACATAAAGAACTACATACATTTCAATTTAGAGTATTTACATTGGTAGTATATGTAACATGGATATTATATATAGTAATTGCGTTAAATTTATCGGTAAGTGCTCCTGAATATTTAAATTATCTTCAATCAGTAATGAAAATATATATAAGTTTGTTTTTAATATATCGCTTTAATCCATTTAGAAGCGTAAAATTTACAAAATTAGATTCAAAAATAGCATTTAGTTCAGGTTTATTTTTATTAGGAACAACAGCAATAGATAAAATACTAGCAAATTATATATCAAGTATAAAACAATACATAAACTGGATTATTTTTTAAGTGTTTTATTTAATTTTCTAAAAACATCGCGCCTTTTTGTTTTGTTAGAATTTGGGCAAATAGGTTTTATTTTGAAAAATATTTGAAAATGTTGTAATATTTTTTTAGATATTATTTGGTCTATCATTTGCGTGTCTTTTGTTTTGGTTACAAGTATGTGGTGGTATTGTTTCATAAAGTCTAACATAAACTTCCTACAATATGTAGGGTCGGTATCCAATATATCGCTATTTAGAAGTCTGGTTATCATTTCATTAAAATCTAAATCATGTGTATAAGGTTTTAGATTTATATAATATACATTTTCATTGGTCATATTAGGATGAAATAAATCATCTAAAAAACATATTTGTGTATTTTTGGGAATTTTAGTGCATTTAATTAAATCTGAATGTGTTTTTGAATGCGATGTTCTACATAATTCAACTCTTTTACCTCTAATTTTAAATGCGGATATTATTTGGTCAAATATTTGGTAGTTTATTTTTTCCTCAAAATATTTTGTTATATAATTAACCCATTCCGTTGAACCTTGATTGTTAGTATATATCATTAATTTATTACAATGATTTGTTAGTTTTTTTTGTTTTATATAGTTGAGAATATTTAATATATTTGGACGTAAAAATTCTGGGAATAGATCTAAGACTTTATTAAATAAGGATTGATTTATTGGTAGATTGATTTGTTGTTCTATGATATACGCATTTAATGCGTCCCAAAACATACCTAATTCCATAAAATAACCTAGTGTCTCATCTAAATCAAATACAATAATTTTCATTATTAATATAATATATATTTATAAATATATTGGTAACAAAATAATAATGAAAACATTTGTAGTAGCGTAATAATATTTATATACTTATAAGAGGGAGACCCTAATATATATTAATATATGTTAATATATATAAATAAACTACTTAGAGAGAACACAACATATTATAATATCACCAGTAAAATGGCAACAGAAATCAAAAAACCAGAATCTTTTTATATTGATTCGTTAAAAATAAAAATGTATTATAACAATACTGATTTAATTAATTATGACAAAAATTTTTATTATGGTTGTACAACCAAACCAAAAACCATTGTAATAAAAAAGAAAATACCTGAAAGTGAATATCTTTATGCAAACTTAAAGAAAGGAGATTGGAATTTAACTTCTTCTGAATGTAAAAAATCCCAACTATTAATCTCTAAAGAATGGGTTGATAAATATTATTTCAAAATTGATGAGAGAAAAGAACCAACTATTATTCCAAAACCTGTTAACATTGTATTTGAAGAAACAACCGAATTTGAAGAATCAAATGTAACTATTTTAGAAGAAGAACACAAAAATGTTGTTGAAGAACTAACAATTAATGAAGAAATTTTAGAAGAAGAAGAACACAAAAATGTTGTTGAAGAACTAACAAATAATGAAGAAATTTTAGAAGCACCAAGTTTATTATTGTTGGATGATAGTGAAAAATTTAAAGATGTTGATGAAAATATTATAGAAATTGAAACAAGAGGAACTCAAGATAGAAAAAATATTTATTTTAAAGTATCTGATGTAAGTAAAGGTTTTGATATTAAATATTTAAATGATGCATTAAGTAAAAAAGATCGAGGATATGAAAAAAATGTTCATTATAAAATATTTTTAATCAGGGCGGTCAATGACCGCCGAGAAAACACGATTAAAAAATGTCTTTATCTAACATATAAGGGTTTATTAAGACTTGTATTCGTCTCAAGAAATAAAAAAGTTGAAAGGTTTCAAGAATGGGCTGAAGATTGTCTATTTAAAATTCAAATGGGAACAAAAGAAGACAAAGTAGAATTGGGAACAAAATTATTGGGTATTTCCGAGAAGACATATACTGCGGTATTTAATAAACACGCCAATGCTTTACCTGCTATTTATTTAATTTCTCTTGGGAATGTTAAAAAATTAAGAAACACATTTGAAATAGATAATTCATTTCCAGATGATAGTGTTGTTTATAAATATGGGTTTACAGATAATTTAGGGGATAGAATGCAATCAAATAAAAGTACATATGGAAAACTAGAAAATGTTAAATTTGTGTTAACAACATTTAATGGTATCGACCCTCAATATCTACGTGAGGCTGAACGTGATGTTAAAGAAGAATGTGAAGCGTATGAAATTAATTTACAAACCAAGGGGTATAAAGAACTAATTATATTAAACGCCGCCCAATTAGAACATGTAAAAAAAAATTACGGAAGACTTGGAAGAGATTATGCTGGGCATAGTGCAGAATTACAACAACAAATACGGGAATTAAAAGAGGAACTATTAAAGGTAAATTATGAAAATGAGAGATTAAAAACTCTTGTAGAAACAAATGAAAAATATAATAAGTTAGAATTAAAAAATAAAGATTATATAATAGAAAATAAAGATTGTACCATAGAAAATAAAAATCTTAAGATAGAAAACCTAGAATTACAATTAAAACTACTAACCAGTAATATTAAATAAAATAATTATGAACACGTTATAATTATTTTATCTGTATTTTATATAAGAATTATGTCTCAAATCACAATTAATGATTACAAGCATATTTTAGAATTTTACAATAAACCTATACCAAAAACTCAAATACTTATAAAAAAGGAAGCCGAACATATCATGGCAACAAAATTATGTAAATGTATTAAACAAGTTGCTCTTAAAATAAAAAACGAACCTAGATCAATCGGTATTTGCACTAAAACAATATTTAATCGTAAAGGATTTAGTCGCGGAAAATTTACTTGTAAGAAAAAACAAAAGGTAGAATTTAAAAAAACTAGCAAAAGTAAAAGTCGTAAAAACTAAATTAAATATATTTTTATATAATTATATCATAATGACTAGTAAATATTATGATGTAATAATTGTTGGTGCAGGTTTAAGTGGACTATATAGTGCCTATAATATTAAAAAAATGTTTCCAAAGATTAATTTGTTAGTTCTTGAAAGTAATAAGAGAGAATATATTGGAGGCAGAATAGGCAACTACAAATTTTATGGACAAGATATAGTGATAGCAGCTGGCGTAGGACGCGAAAATACTAATGAATTATTAATTAAATTATTGAAAGAACTGGATATCAAGTATACTTCATTTGTTGTAGATATGCATTATTCTAAACAAATAAAAAATGTGATAAATGTCAAAGAATATTTAATAAAACTAAGAACTATTTATAATAAATATAAAAATCCTCCATCGATAACATTTAAGAAATTTTTTGTTGAACATTTAGGTTTAAAAGAATATAACGATTTTGTAGTTTCATCAGGTTATTCTGATTATGCGAATGAAGATGTTTATGAAGTGTTATACTACTATCAAATGGAAGACAATGCACCTGGCTGGACAGCGTTAGATATTTCTTGGTCTAAATTAGTATCTAAATTATGTGAAAAAATAGGATATCAAAATATAATAACATCGGCAAAAGTAGAAAATATAAATAAATTGATAGATAATTCTTTTCAACTAACAACTACAATTAACCAAAATAAAACAAAAATGTATTATTCTAACAAAGTAATAGTTGCAACAAGGATTAGTTCTGTTCAAAAATTTTTCCCTAGATTAAAAATTTATAAAGAAATACATGGCCAACCATTTTTGTATATTTACGCTAAATTTGATAAACAATCTTCAGAATTGATGAGTCAATTAGTTACAACTTATACAATAGTGCCGGGACTTCTTCAAAAAATGATTCCTTTTTCAAAAAGTGTGTATATGATAGCATATTGTGACAATAAAAACGCCGAAATATTACAAAAGTATAAAGAAAATACTCCAAAAAATAGAAGATTTTTTGAAAAACAAGTAGAAGAAGCAATTGGTATTATGCCTAATTCTTTAAAAATATTAGCGATAAAAGATTTTTATTGGCCAATAGGAACACATTATTATGGACCTCTTGATTTAAAAAAATATAAAAATCGTATTGAATTTATAAAAGAAGCGCAACACCCAGAATCAGGCATCTTAGTTGTTGGTGAAGATGTTAGTAGAAAACAAGGATGGACAGAAGGAGCACTTGAAAGTGTTCACGCTGTTCTAAATAAAAAATGGATAACTTCTAACGGCGTTTAGGAATATATCCTAAAATAATTGTAAAAGGATTTTCATTGGGTCTTGTTCGTCTAAAATATTTATAAACTCGTTGAAAAGACCCAGATCCTGCCCCAGAACTGCTTGCTAAAATAGAACCTAAAGTTCTAGAACCAACAGTTCCAGATTGATTTCTCAAAGTGCGAAGATTTCCTGTTCCACTCATTATATTTTAACGCAATATAATTTTTTTTGACAAGTTATAAATCCGAAAATAATAAATAATATCCGTGATATCCGATAGCAGCCATTCCTGCCATTAATAATAGTTCAAAATATTTTCTAGTAGTATTAATGCCATTTAAACCAATGATGACTAACAAAGGACCTATAAAAAAGATATGAATGTAATTTGCCCAAGCACTTTTATTATCCATAATTTTTAAATAAGATTTATAACAATGATAAATAATAATAAAAATTCCTAAATATTTTAATAATGGAAATATAAACACCGGTGTTTTTACTTGATTTATGCCGACATATAAAAATAATATTCCAACAAATAGAATATGAAATAAACTAACAAATTTATGCGATGTACTCATATAATATAGTATATATTTTCTTATAGTATATTATAATGACTTTTAGTTATGTAAATAGTCAAACATCTATGTTAGGTGGTAAAAAAACAACAAGAAAAGTAATAATAAAAAATGGTAAAGGATATAAAAGTTTATGTACTTATAAAAATGGTAAAAAATGTCACAATAAGAAAAAACATTTAAGTAAATTAGAAATACAAATGATTAAAATAGGTAAATTTATACCCAGTTTATTTAGGGATATAAAGACAAAAACTCGTAAAAATAAAAATTAAGTATAAAATTACGAATTTTGTTCTAAATGATCTAACGCGTAAATAATGACTTTCTCTTGAGATGTTAGTTTTTGAAATATAAGACATTCATCCATTTTAAATGTGTAATGTCTATGCATAAAATTTTTACATGTTATAAAAACTCCATTATCTGTTATTTTTATTTCACAAATCATTCCACAATGATGCAAAGGTAAATAACTAGGATCGGTAATAGGAATCCATTTAATAAATGATCCATGTTTTAAATCATTTATTTCATCAATATAACGATATTCTTTTAATTTTTTTAAATAATTTAGTGTAGTTTCTTTATCTAAATGCAATTCTTTTAATATATTTAAATTCGTCTCAAGTATTTTTTGAGTAGTAAGATTCATTATATTTTCATTATTTTCATTGTCTAATGCGTACATTAATTTATTTACATCTACATTTATATCATTCATACCAATTATTTATATAAAATAAAATTATTTTAAATTATATTTTATATAAAAGTTTATTTATTACCAACCTCCGCCAAATGTAGAACCAAATGCTCCTCCTCCTCCCATATTTGCTGGGGCAGGTTCAAAATTTTCAGAGGTAGGACTAGCTGCTCCAATTAAAGGGGTAGAGTCTTGTTGATACATTTGGTCATAATTTGGCAATTGTTGAGCCTGAACTTGCGGAAGAGAATTAATAGATGTCGACCCCATAGATGAACCCATAGAATTTAATGATTGGTTCATTGCTGTTTGATTTTGAGAAATTGGTTGAGATACTTTTACTTGACTTTTGCCATTTTTGCCATTTTTCGAATTTTTTGTTTTAGATTCGCCAGTACGACCTTCCCACAATTCAATTAAACGATCCACTAAAATAGCGACTTTTTCTCCAAGTTTTGTTTGAAGACTTAGAATAATGACTAACATTGGTAAAATAATGGTTGTTACGCTAAATGCTTGGTATTTTTCCCCACTATAAGTTGGAACGTATGTTATTATTCTATTAATTATTAAAATAACTAAAAACATAACAATAATTTGGGCTAAAACTTCAGCAGTTATTTCTATAGAAGATTTTTCATCATCTGCTTCAGGAACAAACCTTTGCATTAATTTATTTAAAATAACAACAGGAATTATAGCTAAAATAGCAAATTGAATAATATTTAACATTTCATCTTTAGATTCTTGATTAAAGTTAAATACGTGTTTAAAAAATCCCGGTTTACCATTATTTGATTTTGATAATTCATCCAAACTTTCCATATGATTTATATTTAGAAATTAAAATGTCTTAAACAATTTAGATATAATTAATTATTCTAAATATACTAATGGAACAATATAATTTGCCGATAAAAAATGAAGAAAATAAAATATCTGATAATATTTTTTCTAATATTAAAAAGGTTGAACACGAAGAATACCAATATTTAAATATAGTTCAACATATATTAGAGAATGGATTTTGGGAAGAAGGTCGTAATGGTAAAACAAAAAGTATTTTTGGTAATTCTATGCGTTTCTCTCTAAAGGATGGTAAAATTCCAATTTTGACAACTAAGAAAACCGCGTGGAAAACTTGTTTAAAGGAGTTATTATGGTTTATTCGCGGTGAAACCAATAATAAAATTTTAAAAGAACAAGGGGTTCATATTTGGGATGCGAATGGTTCGCGTGAATTTTTGGATTCAAGAGGACTTTTCAACTATGAAGAAGATGAACTTGGACCAATTTATGGAAGACAATGGAGACAATTTAATAAGCCATTTTTTAGCAAAGGTCAGGAAGATATCACTAAAGAAGAAGGAATTGACCAACTTCAGCAAATTATTGATGCATTAAAAGACCCTAATCAACGCACTAGTCGTCGTCTTATTATGACTGCTTGGAATCCTTGTCAATTACATCAAATGGCTCTGCCTCCTTGTCATATTTTATGTCAATTTAATGTCCACGATGGCAATAAATTAAGTTGTATGATGGTACAGAGATCGTGTGACGTCGTGTTAGGTCAACCAATAAATATCGCATCATATTCGTTCTTAACACATTTGATCGCTAAACATTGTGGGTTACAAGCATACGAATTTGTATATTTTATGGGCAACGTTCATCTTTATGAAAATGCTATTGATGCAGCAAAATTACAAATTACAAGAGAACCTTTTGAATTCCCAACACTTTCAATTAAACAAATTAAAGAAAATATAAATGATTACCAAGTTGAAGATTTTGAAATACATAATTATAAGCATCATGAAGCAATTAAGGTAGAAATGGTTGCTTAAACTAACAAGTATTAAATATGAGCGATAACGGAAATAATAGTATCTTTCTCTACATCAACTTCTGTTTCCCAAAAAAAATTATAAATATTAATACTTTTACATCTAAATTTACAGAAAAATCTATATAATTTATTCATATAATTTATATATGAAAATAAATTTTAAATTAATTGCGTAAGTAATTAAGAAACATATTATTTATAAATAATAATATGAGTTCGAATCGATCGGTTCAAGCAGCACAAAGAAGAAGAGCAGGACCCCCTGATACAGGTGTAGGCATTTCTAGAAAAACTCCCCAACCATCTATTAATTCATCCCAAATGTTTGCAGGGCAAACCCCAGGACGTTTACCACAAGCAGGAATTCAACAAAAACAAGAGCAACCCGAAAAATTGTCAAATGTTAGTAAAATGACTATTCCACAAGCAATTACTTTAATTACACTTAGATTAGGAGCACTTGAATCAAAATCATTACATACGCCTGAAATGCATGGTATTAATAGTAATGGAACTGATTCGGAAATGATGCAAGCACTAATATTACGATTAGAATCTCTTGAAAAACGTTCTGGAACAGGAATACCCCCAGAATTAAATTTACTTAAACAACAATTTGAAATAATTAAACAATCCGTTGTTCAAACAAAAGGATCATCTGCAACCTTAATTAAGGAAAATGTATCATTAAAGTCACAAATAGAAAATTTGCGCAAAGAACTTGTTGAAACAAAAGAATTATTAACTACTATACAAAATTTAACAATACATAATAGTCAACAAATATTAGATTTATCAAAGGATGTTTATCCTGAAAATGTTAATGATGCCGAAGGCAGTGTAAATGACTTGACTGATGTTGATGTTAGTAATGAATGTACAAATTTGGAAGAATTACAGGATGAAAATGAATTGAGTGAGATAGTTGGAAATAATTTAAAGCAAATGATTGAAAGTGAATTAAACACTAGTAGTATGGATGTATAATTATAAAATAAGTTAAAGTATTATAAAAATAATACTAATAATTATAAATGGAAAAAATAATTGTTGAAAATAATGAAAATGTTTGTATTGAAAAAATACAAAAAAGTAATGGAGATGAAATCCTAAAAAATTTATGTTATATTAAAGAAAATTCTATTATTTTAAATTAC